AAGTCTGGGCTCCAGACACCCGGTGGGCTAGAGAACTCATCGAAAACATGGCCGCTTTCCCAAACGCCCCGCACGACGATGATGTTGACAGTGCTGTTCAGGCCCTGATCCGCTTCCGGCAGGGTGGTTTTCTGCGTCTACAGACAGACGAACGTGACGACGAGCGGTCTTTCAAGCGCAAAGTAGCGTTTTACTGAGGATTTGACATGGCAACGAACTTTTCTCCCGAAATGATGCCTATTGACATGGGTGTTATGACCGAAGAACCGGCTCTGGAGATCGAAATTGAAGATCCTGAGAGCGTAAAAATTGGTATTGACGGGGTTGAAATTGATTTAATGCCAGAACCTGAGACGGCAGAGGACTTTGACGCAAATTTAGCAGAGTACATGGACGACGGCGAGCTTCAATCCATTGCTTCTGACCTCATTTCCCTCGTAGATGCGGACATCAACAGTCGCAAAGACTGGTCAGACATGTTTGTCAAGGGCCTAGAGGTTCTTGGCATGAAGTACGAAGAGCGTACTGAGCCGTGGAACGGAGCTTGCGGTGTGTATTCACCTCTTTTGACCGAAGCGGCCATCCGTTTTCAGTCTGAGATGATCACTGAGACTTTCCCGGCCCAAGGCCCAGTCAAGACGCAGATCATCGGGGCGGTGGATCGTCTCAAAGAAGAGGCAGCAGAGCGGGTTCGTGACGACATGAACTACATGCTGACCGAACGGATGATCGACTACCGCTCCGAGCATGAACGGATGCTGTACTCACTTGGTCTATCAGGGTCAGCGTTCAAGAAAATCTACCCGAACCCGAGCACTGAACTGCCAGCGGCACCTTTTGTCCCGGCTGAAGACCTGATCATGCCTTATGGGGCATCGAACGTGTACACAGCAGAGCGTGTGACCCATGTCATGCGAAAAACTGAGAACGAGATCAAGAAGCTACAGGTTGCAGAGTTCTACAAAGACGTAGAGCTTGGAGAACCAGTTCGGTTCTTCACTGACATTGAGAAGAAAAAGGCCGAAGAGCAAGGATATACCCTTACCGATGATGATCGGTATCAGGTATTGGAGATCCACGTAGACTGGGACATGCCGGGGTACGAAGATGAAATTCCTTTGCCGTATGTGGTCACGGTTGAGAGGGGTACTCAGACGGTTCTGGCGATTCGACGAAACTGGGAAGAAACCGACGAAAAGAAACTTAAACGACAGCACTTCGTCCAGTACACGTATATTCCTGGTTTTGGCGCTTACGGTCTGGGTTATATCCACCTTATTGGTGGTTATGCTCGCGCTGGCACTTCCATCATTCGACAACTTGTTGACGCCGGAACCCTGTCTAACCTGCCCGGTGGCCTGAAGTCTCGCGGTCTTCGGATCAAAGGAGACGACACTCCTATTGCTCCGGGTGAGTTTAGGGATGTAGACATTCCTTCGGGAAGTGTGCGTGACAACATCATGCCGCTTCCTTACAAGGAGCCTAGTCAAGTTTTGGCAGCTTTGCTCCAGTCAATCACTGAAGACGGACGAAGACTTGCGTCGGTAGCAGACCTCAAAGTCAGCGACATGAGCGCTCAGGCTCCGGTTGGGACCACGCTGGCAATTCTTGAGCGGCAACTCAAAACCATGAGCGCTGTTCAGGCACGCGTTCATGCATCCCTGCGAATGGAGTTCAAGATCCTGAAAGGGATCATTCGGGACTTTTTGCCTGCCGACTATTCATACACCCCAGAAGGCGGGGACCGGTCTGTAAAGCAATCTGATTACGACTTGGTTGAGGTGATCCCCGTCAGTGATCCAAACGCGGCCACGATGGCGCAGCGGATCATGCAGTACCAAGCTGCACTTCAGTTGGCTCAAGGTGCTCCGCAAATTTACGACTTGCCTCAACTGCACCGGCAGATGCTTGAGGTGTTGGGTATCAAGAACGCCGAACGGTTGGTGGCTGTACCTGAAGATCAGAAGCCGCAAGATCCGGTAACGGAGAACATGAATGTCCTTCGTGGCAAACCTCTCAAAGCGTTTGCGTATCAGGACCATGATGCTCACTTAATGACGCACCAGTCGTTCATGCAAGATCCGAAGGTCATGTCTACCGTAGGGCAGAACCCGATGGCTCAAGGCATGATGGCCGCGCTCATGGCGCACATTGCAGAACACGCGGCGTTTGCATACCGGGCTCAGGTTGAGATGGCTTTGGGTGTGCCGCTTCCTACGCTGGACGAGGAATCAAATTCTCCGATTGCGCCTGAGGACGAGAAGGCTTTGGCCCCGTTGATTGCCGCTGCGGCGCAAAGAACGATGGTGCAGAACCAAGCAATGGCCGCGCAACAGCAGGCCCAGCAGCAAGCGCAAGATCCTGCGTTGCAGATGCAACAGGCCGAGCTTCAATTGAAGCAAGCCGAGATGCAGCGCAAGTCTCAGAACGACCAGATGGACTTCCAAATCGCGCAGCAGAAGTTGCAACTTGAGGCTCAACGCTTGCAACTTGAAGCTCAGAAAAACCAAGGGGAAGATCCCCGTTTGAAGTCCATGCGGGCGCAGCAGGAACTCCAGCAGAAAGAGCAAGTTCACCAACAGAAGATGAGGCAACAGATGCAGTCCGATGCGATTAAAACTCGGCAGCAGATGATGCGACAGCAAAAGCCACAGGCTAAGGAATAACCATGACTACTGCGTTTGACGTAGTTATTAAAGAACTGGAAGAGCGCCGCGAAACCATTGCGCAAGCGCTCATTTCTGGTGCGGCAAAAGACTTTGCCGAGTATCGTGACCTGTGCGGCGAAATACGAGGCCTATCGCGTGCACATGCTTTTGTAACTGACCTCGCGAGAAAGATGGAAAACGACGATGAGTGAACTACTCCTGAGTGACGGCCAAAACACGACCGTACTGCCGCAAACCGATGAGGAAAAGGCCCGACAGGTGCCTGATCCGGTGACCTACCACTTGCTCTGCGTTCTGCCCAAAGCGGAAGAAGAGTACGAAAGTGGGCTGGTTAAAGCAGGCCAAACCATGCACTTTGAAGAGGTGATGAGTCCAGTGCTTTTTGTGGCAAAGATGGGGCCAGACTGCTACAAAGACCCGCTTCGGTTTCCAAGTGGACCGTCCTGCAAAGTCGGAGACTTTGTGCTGGTTCGGCCCAATTCGGGGACGCGGCTAAAGATCCACGGCCAAGAATTCCGCATCATCAACGACGATAGCGTTGAAGCGGTTGTGCAAGATCCTCGCGGCCTGAAGCGGGCATAAGGAGTAGAACATGAGCGATTTCAAGTTCCCCGACGAGATTGAAAAGCCTGAGGCGGAAGAGAAGCTGCAGATCGAAATCGAGGGCGAGCCCGAGGTTGAGGTTGTAGACGACACGCCCGAGGCAGACCGTGGTCGCAAGCCCATGAAGGAGCCCCCTGCTGAAGTCACCGAAGATGAGTTGGAGCAGTACTCTGAAGGAGTGAAGAAGCGCATCCAGCACTTCTCCAAGGGGTATCACGAGGAGCGGCGGGCCAAAGAAGCGGCTTTCCGTGAGCGTGAGGAGGCTTTGCGGCTTGCTCAAAATCTTGTGGAAGAGAACAAACGCCTACAGGGTAGTTTAGGCCAGGGGCAGCAGGCTTTGCTTGAGCAAGCCAAGAAGGTTGTTCAGAATGAGGTTGAATCTGCCAAGGCAAAATACAAACAAGCATATGAAGCTGGCGACTCAGATGCGTTAGTTTCTGCGCAAGAGGAGTTAACTTCAGCAAAAATTAGGGCTGAACGTGTAAATAATTTTAAACCTCAGGTTGCGCAACCATCAGCACCTGTGGTACAACCCGCTCCACAGCCTGAGTATGTGCCGCAGGTTGACTCTAAAGCCAAAGCGTGGCAGGAAGCCAATTCTTGGTTTGGGGCCGACAAAGAGATGACGGCGCTTGCTCTTGCGGTACATGAAAAACTTGTGGAAAGCGGGGTCAACCCAACTAGCGACGAGTACTACGAGAAGATTAACTCTCGTGTGCGTAATGTTTTTCCAGATGCGTTCCCCTCGGAAAAGCGAAAGTCTTCAGTTGTTGCCCCTGCCACGCGTAGCGTAGCGCCCAGAAAAATCACGTTGACGCAATCACAAGTTCATATCGCCAAGCGCCTCGGACTGACCAATGAGCAGTACGCCCGTGCGGTTGCAGAAGAAATGAGGAAACAAAATGGCTGAACCTAGAATCCCCCGTGAGTTTGACAACCGAGCAAAGGCCGAAAGGCCCAAGCAGTGGATGATCCCTGACGTGCTTCCTCAGGTCAATGAGGAGCCTGGATATGCCATGCGCTGGATTCGTGTGAGTACCCTTGGTAACGCCGACCCTCGCAATGTTTCCATGAAGCTGCAGGAGGGCTGGGAGCCCGTCAAGGCCAGTGATCACCCTGAGACGTATGTTGCGGAGACCGGCGCGGGCCGCTTTCCTGACAGCATCCAAATCGGTGGCCTGATGCTTTGCAAAACACCGAAGGAGTTCGTTGATCAGCGGTCTGCTTTCTTTCAGCGTCAAGCTGACGGGCAGATGGCGTCAGTGGACAACAACTACATGCGCGAGAGTGACCCCCGGATGCCTCTCTTCCGAGAGCGTAAGTCTGAGGTGTCGTTCGGACGCGGTTCTTAATTCAAGGAGGCTTAAATGCCGTACCCGACCATTGATGCACCCTACGGTTTCAAACCCGTAAACCTTCTGGGCGGTCAGGTTTTCTCGGGCTCTACCCGAGAGTATCCGATCACCTACAACTACGGAACGTCCATTTTCTACGGCGATCCGGTAACCCTGTCGTCTGGTTATGCCATCATCGCTGTGGCGCCAATCAACACGACCAACACCACAGTTGGTGTATTCCTGGGCTGCTCGTACACCGATCCGGTGACCAAGCAGAAGCGGTTCTCGCAGTACTACCCCGCCAACACTCTGGCTGGCGACATCCGCGCTGTGGTCTGTGATGACCCCGATACGGTCTTCCGTATGGCGGTTGTTGCTGCTGCTGGCGGCACGGCCATTGCTTCAATGTCCCAGTTGACTGTGGGTGTAAACGTGGCTGGCTCGACCACCACGGGCTCGGCGTCTACCGGCAACAGCACGCAAGCTGTGGTCGCTGCAACGGCCAACACTGCAAGCGCTGGCTGGCGTGTTCTGAGTCTGGTGCCGGATACGCAAGTGTCCACCTCTTGCACCTATAGCTCTGGCACTGGCACTACGTCCCTGGTGGTTTCGGGTCTGACCGTTGGTCAAGTCCTGCCCATCGGTACGGATGTGTTCCAACTTGTGGCTGCTACCGGCCAGCTTCAGTTCACGGGTTCGTCCCTGACTGCTGCTGCAACGGTGACGTCTGCAACGGCGCAAACGCTGACGGTGACTGCTTCGACCGTAACGGTTTCTGGTTCTCTGGCGCTGGTCCAGAGCCCTGAAATCCTGGCGAAGATCAATTTCAACGTCCATCGTTACAACATCGCCTAAGGAGTTTCATCATGGCAATTTCACGTGCACAACTGCTGAAAGAACTCCTGCCGGGCCTTAACGCTCTGTTTGGCATGGAGTACAAGACCTACGGAGCCGAGCACAAGGAGATCTACGAAACCGAGACCTCCGAGCGTTCGTTTGAAGAAGAAACCAAGCTCGCTGGTTTCTCTGCCGCCCCGGTGAAGAACGAAGGTGCAGCCATCGCGTATGACAATGCGCAGGAAGCCTGGACCGCTCGTTACAACCACGAGACCATCGCTATGGGTTTCTCCATCACCGAAGAGGCGATGGAAGACAATCTGTACGACAGTCTGTCTGCTCGGTACACCAAGTCCCTCGCACGGGCTATGGCTTACACCAAGCAAGTCAAGGCGGCAGCTATCCTGAACAGCGGCTTTAGTGCGGCATTCCCCTACGGTGACGGCCAAGCCCTGTTCTCGACGGCCCACCCGCTGGTCTCTGGCGGCACTAACAGCAACCGTCCCACGACGGCGGCTGACCTGAACGAAACGTCCCTCGAAGCGGCTGTGATCCAGATCGCTGGTTGGACCGACGAACGTGGTCTGCTGATTGCTGCCAAGCCCCGCAAGCTGATCGTTCCTCCGCAACTCCAGTTCGTCGCAACCCGACTGCTGGAAACGTCGCTGCGTGTCGGCACCACCGACAACGACATCAACGCGCTGAAGAACAACGGCTCCATCCCCGAAGGCTACACCGTCAACCACTACTTGACCGACACCAACGCTTGGTTCTTGAAGACGGATGTGCCCAACGGTCTGAAGCACTTCGTTCGCGTGCCGTTGGCTACGTCAATGGATGCTGACTTCGATACCGGGAACAACCGGTATAAGGCACGAGAGCGATACTCGTTCGGCGTCAGCGACAGCTTGGGTGTGTTTGGCTCGCCGGGGGCTTGATGCACGGTATGCCCAGTGCGAAAGCATGCGGGCATTTCCTTAGGAAGAGGGGCCTTGCGCCCCTTTTTCTTTTGTGCTACCCTCTTGCAAACCGAGCTTCACCACAGCCCGCCGACTGACTCGGCAGACTTCTCCTCAGAGACGACGGGCGCAGATTTGAGGAATAAGCCATGAGCTTCAACACCTTCTCCGGCCCTGTTCGCATGGGCACTCAGCGTTACGGCTCCGCGACCAAC